AGGCGACTACAAATATCCATTTGGAGAGGGTTCATTCACTGTCACATCTGAACAGACTGTTATTGCCTCCTGTCGTGGAAATGGATAAGCATATACTCACACGAACGGACAATTGAAAACATTGAGTGGGGCCAAAGTCATCGACATGGGATGGTTCAAATGGTACGCTACCAGACTCTCATATCACAACTACGAGTTTAGACTTCCACCAGCCTTGGGGATTCATACTGTTAAAAATAGCGTGCAGGCTAAATGGATTTACGAGAACATGGACTATTCTGGAAAGACGAATCGTGTTTCTTATGTCAATACCGTGAGAGAGCATTGGAAGAGCCTAATTGGAGATGTAGACCACATGAAGAGATCACTCTAGAAGAAGATCAACGAGGGATACGATGACGGACGAGTTTTATTTAAGAGATGTGTTGACGTCGGGATGTTCCAAAATGTCTAGGACGCAAAGAAAACAAATGTCAGCCAAGAATTCTTAATCTTCAGCAATCGTACATCATACTCGACAAACGAAAACGCTCTGGAGTTGGACTATGCAACTAACTGGCCTAAAAGGGCTTGGGACTATGCCACTAAAACGAAAAATGTTGAGCCCCTAGAATATGACACCAGAATCCTTTGTGGCAGACAACAAGACCGGGAAGCATTTGACAGACAAATTGGTCCTAATCCAAGAAACCGGAACATTCGCAAAGCTAAGAGAGATCCAGCAGAGTTAAACACTTTAAACAGGAGGATTCAACGAAACAGGAGAAGGCTGCTCAACACTTAAAGGAAGGCCAAAGAAAAAGAGGTTACCGAGGAAGTGAAGATAGATAATTCAGCTCCCACTAAAGACATTTACTTCCATACAAAGTTTTAACGAAATGAAGACGACATCATCAACACAGAGGAACTGCCTGGAGTGATGCAAAGCAATATCGACAGAAATCCATCAGCTCCAGTAGACAAAGTAGCTGCAGCAACAGTCAGGCAAATGACCCAAGAGTACACCAAAAGGAAGAATAAAGACAGGATGCCTGCTGACATAACTACTATCGATTCATCAGAGTACTACAGAGAGAAAAGAGTTAATGTGAACAACATACGCCTGAACCCACTAATTATTCCACGAGAGCATGCCCAACATGATGTGGAGACTTGTGAGGTAGTGGCCGGGTATTGCAGAAGATATCTAGACGACGGGCCCAAGATCGAGACGAGACACGGAGTGATGAGAGCACAAGAGTACATGAAGACTAGGCGGACTACTTTAGCTGGAAGCAATGTATACTGCAATGGACATGAGACTAAAGAGTTTGAATGGAGCAGCAAATCCATCAACAACCGAG